ATGAAGCAGAATTAGCAAATATCCTTTCAACAGAGATACTTGCTGAAATCAACAGAGAAGTTATCAGATCAATCTATAAGGTTGCAAAACCCGGTGCACAAGCAAACACTGCTACTACAGGTAGATTCGACTTAGACGTTGACTCAAACGGAAGATGGTCAGTTGAGAAGTTCAAAGGACTTATTTTCCAGATGGAAAGAGAAGCAAATGCGATTGCGCAAGAAACAAGACGCGGGAAGGGTAACATGATCCTTTGCTCTGCTGACGTTGCTTCTGCATTAACAATGGCAGGTGTACTTGACTACACTCCAGCACTTAATGCTAATCTTAACGTTGATGACACAGGTAATACATTTGCTGGTGTTCTTTCAGGTAAGTATAGAGTCTACATTGACCCATTTGCTAACAACGTACCAGCTGCTGAACAGTATTTCGTTGTAGGTTACAAAGGTACTTCACCATATGATGCAGGATTATTCTACTGCCCATATGTACCTCTACAAATGGTAAGAGCTGTTGGACAAGACACATTCCAGCCAAAAATTGGTTTCAAAACCAGATATGGTATGGTTGCTAACCCATTCGCAGAAGGCACAGCACAAGGTCTTGGTCGTCTTTCAGTTAACAGTAACCGTTACTACAGAAGAGTTACAGTTGCAAACCTTATGTAATTCTTATTACATATTTCTCCAAGAGACCCTTGACGGGTCTCTTTTTTTATGCTATATAATATTATGATTTTATTTTCTCTTATACTCTCATTTTTTGCAAATCATTTACCTGTGATGTATGTGCAAGTACCACAATGGGCAGATGATTGGGCAGTTTGTGCTGTAGATATACCTGATGCCAAGTGTCATTGGTATGTTATGGCCCCTGATAATACATTTGGTGAAGGATTTGACTGGGAAGAAGCACCTTGGTTTGATGCAAACGGATTAAATGATATTGCACCCATGCAAGCAAAAAGCGTAGTAGAAAAATTACAAGAACAACACTAGGCATTTCTTTTTGTTAAGAAAAATAGCAGTAGGTATAAATTTTTTTGTAAATAGTTATGTCATTGCGGAGAGAACAATGCACTAAAACCCCTCTATATTATGGGTAAAAAAATAGTCATCAAAGGTCAAGTAATGCACAATTTAATTTCATTTAATCAGTTGGCGAGTTCACAATATGAACCAAGCAACGATTTAATCGAGGAATATTACGAGTGTTTGATCGAATGTGATGACGATCAGCACATATGTAAACGTATTTGCAAAGAGGTATTTACCTAAAATTTTGTACGCTGTTTTAGAAAGAGGGGATCGCCCCTCTTTTTTTATGTGATAAATACCTATATGAAAGATAAAAAAGCAGCCAAGTTAATCATCAAGAGAGCAAAGAAAAATCCATACATATATTCACAAGCGGATATTTTCTACGCAAGAAAAGTTAAAAAACTAGAGAAAGATGCCTTATCACATCAAGAAACCAAGTCAACTTAACTCCTCTGTAGATGTTTACTACATGGGTGACAAAAGATGGTCTGATACATATAGTGAGAGAAAACAGTACACAAACAACCCAACATATCTAACCATAAACACAGACGGAAAGAATGGTGGTTGGACAGGATGCACTGTCGTTTCTGAATAACTAAATAATTAAAAATATTAGTGCCATGAAGCAGTCACCAAGACAATTAAAAGAAGCACATAAGGCCTATGAGAAGGTAGTGAATTACCTTGTCAATGAAAATTATGCTTCAAATAAACAGGACGCTGATACCATCATTGGTGGTATGAGTGAAGAGTGGTATCATATGATCCTTAATGAATCAGTTTCTTGTTAAGATGAAAAATTTAGACCAGTTTCTGGATGAGGCACAATCAGCGAAGTGCCCAAAAGGTTACAGATACGATGCAAAAATAAAAAGTTGTGTTCCCTCAAAACGATTTAAGTATTATCCAAGTTTTGGTGGGAGATATTATCGTGGCGGTGATAATCGTTCAGATAGTGGTAATGGCAATGGTAATGGTAATGGAGGAAATGGAAATGGTCATGGTGGTAATGGCAATGGCGGTGGCAACGGTGGTGGCAATGGCGGTGGCAACGGTGGAGGTGGTAATGGAGGAGGTGGAGGAGAATGAAAACTCTTCAACAGTTCCTTGAATCATCTAACCCTAGAATACCTAGAAAGAAAGGACAACCAGCAAAATCTAAAAAACACTCAGACTTATATACAGATGAAGATCCAAAAGGCACGATACATGGACTCGGATTCAAAGATGAATCAACAGCGAGATCCAGTGTTGCAAAGATTAGAAAATCAAATAGATCTCATGCTCACAAGATTCAGGCAGCAATCGCAATGGAGCAGCGAGCACGGGTGATGGGTAAATCTGCAGAAGCAGCAATCTACCGCAAATTTATTAATTCAATGAAGAAGAAAACTAAAAAATGACCTCATCGACTCGTGGGCCACTTGCCGGACAAATTGGTAATCGTAATTTCCTATCACCTGTAGGTTTTAAGTTTTCACTTGCAAAATTTCCTAAGATAACATTTTTCTGTAACTCCGCTTTGATACCAGAAATTACTTTAGGTACATATCAACAACCATCTTACTTAAAAAATATAGATGTTCCCGGTGAAAAGTTAACATATGGTGATCTAGAAATTAGATTCTTAGTTGATGAGAATATGGAAAATTATATGGCAGTTCATAATTGGTTGACTGGTTTAGGTTTCCCAGAAACACCTCAACAGTTTATTGATAAAACAACAGATTCTGATGGTATAAGAGATCTTGAAGAGCAGTATTGTGACGGTGGTTTACATATTTTAAATAGTAATCTAAGAGATGTTGCAGTAGTAAAATTTCAAAACTTATTTCCTGTATCATTAACTTCCCTGAGTTTTGATGCTACAGAAACCGACATAAACTACTTTACAGCAAGTGCAGCTTTCCGCTATACTGTATATAATATAACTGATACATCTGGCAATTTGCTATGAATCTTGATAAAATTCAGGAGATGTGGGAGCGTGATGCTGTCATTGATCCTGATAACCTACATGATGAGTCACTTAAAATACCTCAACTACACTCAAAGTATTACACAATCTATAATACAATAACACTCTTACGAGAAAAAGCAAGAGAGCAGTATAGTAGGGTAAAATTAGAAAGACATAACTTCTACACTGGTAAAGCACCTGCAGAAGTTTACATTGAAGAACCTTTTAGTTTTAAGGTAAGAGAAAAGGATGCAATCCAAAGATATTTGGATGCTGATGAAAAACTCAGTCAGGTAGATATGAAGATACGATACTATGATGTCACACTCAAATTTCTTGAAGAGATAATTAGAAATATATCTGGCCGTACGTACCAAATAAAAAATGCCATCGAGTGGCAAAGATTTCAATCAGGATTCTAATGATATTACAACTAACACCTAACACACATCCAATACTACATGAAAGGGTAAAAAAATGTAGTTACGATTTAGATCGTGCTGAAATAAGTAAAATTCTTTATGAGAATATGATTCATCATAATGGAGTAGGACTCTCTGCCAACCAAATAGGCATCAATGAGAGAGTTTTTATTATGGTCAAGGATCTTGAATATAATGAAATACTTACATGCTTTAATCCTAGAATAGTCAAACAATCCTCGAAAACAGTTGTAATGGAAGAGGGATGTTTATCCTATCCAGATAAGTTTATAGAGGTAGAAAGGTCAGAGACAGTTATTGTAAAGTATGAAGATGAGAACAAGGTTGACCATAAGATAAAGTTGGAAGGATTTGCTGCAAGAGTCTTTTTACATGAGTTTGATCATATGCAAGGTATCAATTTCACTCAAAGAGAGAGGTAATAAATAACTATAGGTGATACCTATAGTCATGTCTCATTTGACAATATTGAAGAAGAATGAAGTCTATCTTCAGATAGAGTCGGAACCTCATGTATTCTACGAACTGTCAGATCAGTTTACCTTTGAGTTACCGGGAGCCAAGTTTATGCCACAGTATCGTAATCGATACTGGGATGGAAAAATTCGACTTTTTAATGTTAATAATGGACAGATATATGTAGGGCTTTTAGATAAGATACAAAAATTTTGCGAAGATCACGGATATAGTTACTCTTTTGTAGACAACGAATATTATGGCACACCATTTGAGATCAATGAGCACATCTCATTTGAGGGTGTCAAGGATTATATAACATCTATTAGTAAGTATGCTCCCCGTGAGTACCAAATTGAGGGAGTATTCGACGCTCTAAGACATAATAGAAGGTTGTTGATATCCCCAACTGCTTCAGGAAAGTCTCTGATGATATACTCGATTGTGAGATATTACGTTGAGCGAGGTGAAAATACTCTGATAGTCGTTCCGACGACTTCGTTAGTAGAACAGATGTATAAAGATTTTGCAGACTATGGTTGGGATGTAGGTTCATTTTGCCACAAGATATACGCAGGAAAAGAACGAGAGACAGACTCTCAAGTAATCATAACGACTTGGCAATCAATCTACAAACTCCCCCGAAAGTATTTTAAAAGATTTAGTGTTGTAATTGGGGATGAGGCGCACCAATTTAAATCAAAGTCATTAATATCTATAATGACAAAACTTGACCATGCAAAATATCGGTTTGGATTTACTGGTACACTGGATGGAACACAGACTCACAAGTGGGTTTTAGAGGGTTTATTTGGGCCTTCATACAAAATCATAGGGACGAAAGACCTCATGATCAAAGGTCATGTTGCAAAACTTGACATTAATATATTACTTCTTAAGCATCCACCACAGAAGTTTGAAACATTTGAAGATGAAATACAATTTATTATCAATAATGAAAAAAGAAATAATTTTATCAGAAACCTAGCACTTGATCTGAAAGGTAACACACTCATACTCTTTTCAAGAGTTGAAGGTCATGGACGGGTTTTATTTGACCTGATAAATAATAATGTACTTGAACAACGTCAAACCTTTTTTGTTCATGGTGGAGTAGATGCTGAAGATCGTGAAAAAGTTCGTGAAATCACTGAAAAAGAAAATAATGCCATT